ATCTCGTTTATCTATCGTAGATTTTTCATCAGACATCTCTTCTAGTAATAGTTCAACCTCTGTTTCAAAGCCCATCTTCGATATACCTCTTTCTGATATCTGTTCATCATTCTTAGATATGGTAGTTTGTTTTTCTTCTATAATAGTATCTTTGTTTTTCTTAATGTCTTCAATAAAGTTTTCTTGTAGTTGTATCTTTTCAGAAGTAATATCATATTCATAATCCACCTCACGGATTTCATCAGAAAGACTTTTGAGTTGTTGTCTTGCAAGTAAGTTCATCACAGAGAATATTTTGATATCAAGTATCTCCTCTACGACCTCTCGTCTGTGTGTGGCCTTGAGTTGCATAAAAGGTACAAATGTTGAACTACCAAGTATCACAACTTGTGTAAATGACCGATAGTTAAGTTTGAGTATTTGTTGTTCTAGTATTCTCTGGTAATCTCTGACGTTTGCCTCTTGGTTCATCATCTTACCATTCTGGTATATCTCAAACTTATTTGGTTTGATACCACGAATAACTTTGTAATCTCTTGTACCGATAGAGAACTCAATCTCTATCATTGTTGATGAGTTATTAATTGAGTTGACTAGTTGATTTTTGTTGATACCTCTAAATGGTTTACCAAATAGACCGAAACATAGAACATCTAATATCGTAGATTTACCAGCACCATTCTCACCTATGATAAGTGTCGTAGGACTTCTATCTAGTTGTATCTCTGTGAAAGTATTACCTGTGGAAAGAAAGTTTTTCCACCTTGCATATTTAAATGTTATCATAGATAGTTTACCATCATGTACATAGTAACACAACCAAGTATAAACATTATAAAATGTGTTATCACTACTTCTTTATTCATAATTTTATCGCCAGTGTTAATAATATTGCAATGAGTAATACGTTAGTCAAAATCATCTGTATGCACAAAATTAAGTGATACCACACCCATCTATGTTTATATAGGGTATGTATGTTCACCTTAGTATCTACATCTGCATCATCTAGTTCTTCTGTCTGTCGTTTGACACCTAAGACACTTAACCATTCTTTTATCATTCACCTATCCTCACAGTTCCAAATCTTGTGCTTCGTGATATAGTTTTGATACATCACCTTTTAGTTTACTTTTATCTAGGTTTACATCTAGGTCATCAATGTATTTTCCTAGTAGTGTCATAGTGTCTTGTGTGTTTTCTACGATATCATCTGATACTGTATTTGCATCTAAGTCTGTAAAATCCTCTATTATCTTTACTTCATGACAATCTGCTTTGAATAGTTTGTCTGTAAATTTATCAAACTTATACAAATCATTTTTGTTTACTACCACAAGTTTTACATATTTGTTTCTGTACTGATTAACATTATGAGTATCATAGTTTTCTTTTGTATCATCATAGTATATCTTTTCAAATATCTTTTGTGGATTTACTATTCGTGTTAGTTCTCTTGTTTCTGTATCAAACACATGAAAACCTTTTGGACAGTTATAATCACTCCATGTCATTTGATATGGTGTACCAAGATAATATATCTGGCCATCATCTGACTTCTTGTGATAATGTCCAGAAAATATGGTATCAAATCGTTTGAACTGTTCTTTGTTAAAACCAGACTCAGAAAAGTGACCACCATGCATTTCAAATCCAACCACCTCTAAGTGACTCATCATTATGTCTGCTTTAGTTTCGTCCATCATACCAAAAGAATATATTTCGTTCTGTGGATTTATCCAAGGCATCATCAGTATTGGAAACCCACCAAAGTTTACCTCTTGTGCCTCTGAATATAAATGTATATTTTTATGTTTATTGCCTAGTAATTCTTCTAGAGAGTTTATATCATTAGTGTTTCTAAAATAGATATCATGATTACCTACGAGTATATGTAAGTCTATTTCTAGATGCACAAATGGTTGTATAAATCTTTCTCTAAAATCTTTAAGTATTCTGTAAGACACATACTTTCTTCTATCCATCAAATCTCCAAGATGAATACAATGTTTAATATTGTTTTGTTGCAGATAAGGAAAGAATACTCCCTCATAGAACTCATAGAAATAATCGTTAAAGTTTAGATTGTCGTTTCTTGCACCAAAGTGTGTGTCAGTAAGTAGAGCTATCTTCAATCGTCAGACCCCATAAAGTTTTCTAATCCATTTGTTTTTGTTGTGGTTTCTTTCTTCTTGGGTTTGTATACATCTTCATCTGGTAACATCAAGTCTGGGTCAAAACCTCTTACTTGATATTGAGTGTCATCACCCTCCATAACTGTAAAGGTATCGTATGACCTTTTCTCTATCATCTTATTTTTTATGTGTGATTGCTTCTTTTCTTTTTGTATTCTACGAATAAATGCAAAATATATTATCTGGGTAAAATATGAAAAGGGGTTCTTGGATTTTTCTGGATCAAAGTTATGTACATATTGCAGACAGTTTTCTATACCATCTGATATCATTTCTTGTCTATATGAGTAATTGATAAAGTTTGGTCTATAAGAAAGTCCGTTTGCAATCTTGAGAAAACACTCACCTATGTAATTAGATATTCTTGGTTTATCATCACCAGAAGCTTCTGCATCTTTACATTGGTCTTTCCATTCTTTCATCGCTTCTAAAAACTTTGCATTGTCAACATAGTGTGCGCTGGGTTTTTTCTTTTTAGCTCTTGCCATAATAATCCTTTACATAAAAAAAATAGTTATTAGAACCAATGTACCATAAAAATAAATCTATGTCAATACCTAATTTAGTCTTGACAAACTATATACTTGTGTGTATAATCAACAGTGTTGTATATAAAATTAATGTATAGTTATACCATCTTTGATATATTCTAACATTTGTTCTTGTTTTTCCTCTTCTTCAATCGCTTTCAAATCTTCCTCAGATGGGCCGTCAATATCAATGTCCATCTTTTTTAATATAAACTCATAGTACTTACCAAGACCTACTGTGACAGGTAAGTTTATAATCACTAAATTTTTATTTAAACTAAAAGTTTTTTCATCACTAAATGGTTGTAACCACTTACCCAAACTCAAAGACTCAACAACACCACTTTTTGTCACTCTAGATATTGTTTCCATCTTGAGCGGTGATTCTATTTCTATATGTCCATCTGTATCACCGACTACATTACAAATGATATTTTCACCATTTGACAACTTTACAATATGTGCGTTTTTACTCATAACTTTACCTTGTCTATTTGATAGTTAAATTCTTCTTCGTTGTAAATATTTATTCGTTCTTGAAAGTGGTTGTATGTAAAATTAGTCCAATGACCATGTGATAAATCGTCTGCAATATCGAACACTATAGTAGAATCTTTAGTTGATGATGTACGCAGGCCTCTTCCAATTGATTGGAGAACTCGTATTCTACTCTTTGATGGACTGGAGAACACGATGTTGTGGAGATTGCGAATATTGATACCAGTGCTAAAAGTACCATAACTAGCAACAATAATTGCATTTCTTTCATTCTCTGTGATTTCACGGATATCCTCTCTTGTTTGTGTATCTGTTCCACCATACACAAAGAATACTTTCCTGTCAAAGTCTTTCATCATGTCATAGAGAACTTTACCATGTTTTTCTACTAGTTGAAATAATACTAATGTGTTACCATGTAATCGCTTGCAAAGGTTAGTAACAAAACTATTACGAGTAGGATATAAAACCAAGTGTTCAATCTCTTCTGCATACTTACTTCCTTTCACTTTTTTACATTCTTCTTCTGGGTGTTTTAATACAATACACTTGATAGTAAGTTTTGCGAGTGTGTTCTTATCTATTAAGTCTTTTGTTGATACCACCTTTTCTACTGAACCAAACAAACCCTCAAGTATCAACCTGTGAGTTTGTGTTCCGTCTAGTGTTCCTGTAAAACCATGTCGATACTTGCAGTTTTCTAATTTTGTTAGAATACTTGTGAGTGACCTTGCCTTGAATAGATGAGCTTCATCACCTATGATGCAACCAAAGTCCTCAAAGTATTTCTTAGGCATTTTATATAATGACTGCCATGTGGATACGACCACAGGTTTATCTGTAGTTCGTTCATGTCCAGAATATATCCTATGCACACAGTTATCACTCCAACCATAATCTATGAAGTCTGAATACATCTGTTCTACAAGTGATGTCGTTGGTACAAGTATTAGTATCTTCTTATCTTTAAGTAGTAGGTTATAATACCTAACCAATGCATATATTATTAATGACTTCCCAGATGCAGTAGGAGAAATAATAAGAGAACGATGTTCTCGTAGACAATGAAGTATGGCATTCGTTTGGTAATCTCGTATATCAAGTTTCTTCCCTTTCGATTGTGGACGTAGTGATTCGGTAAATTTTCTAACATCCTCGTAAATAAGATTCCTGTCATCTTCGATACCCTCCTCAAGTATATATTCAACGGAGTTTTTTGAACAAAACTTTTTTACATAGGGTAGAAGACCACAATATATCTTACCAGTTTTTTGTGAGTATAATCTTATCTTACCATCCCAGATACGTTTCTTATACATGGGCATAAACTTTGCACCAGGCACATCAAAGGTAAAATAGTCTGCAAGTTCCTGACCCAACCCTGAGTCAACTTCCAGATTTAAGTAAACCTCGTTTACTTTAGATATGTGCATTTTGGAGTGTGTTTGGTTCACCATATTCACCACGAACTATTATATTCCACGCAATACTAATTCTTTCGTCTTTTGTTTCGGGCACCCAATGTACCAACCAAGATGGAAATACCACACCCCAACCAGTTTCAGATTGAAACTCGGCCATGTCAGAGTTAAGTTTATTAAATCCACTCTTTCTTGGTTTGAATACACTTGATTGTGGTCTTGGGTCAAAGAATTGTATCGGTGACGTATCAGATGATGTCTTTAGATAAAAGACACCAGATAAAAAATTGTTTGAGTGTGAGTGTGGTGCGTGAGCTCTTTGAGATTGTGGTCGTAATATATTACCCCACATATTTGTAATCTCTATCTCACCCATGTACTCTTGTTCTTCTAAGATAGTTTTAGTTACATCTGTAATTGTTTTAGTTAGATTTGCAAACGTATCTATTTTATGCAATTCGTTCTGTGGTTGACTTCCTGTTATCTTAACCATCTGTTTATTTTTTTCTACTAAACTATTGTCCTCAATATGTTTTACCATTTGGTTGAGTTCGTTGTCTTTAAATTCATGTTTGAACCTGTATAGACAAGTTGGGAAAAAATCGTGTCTTTCTATACTCATATCATACCAGCCTCAAACTGTTTCCAACTAATCGCATTTTTAATATCCCAACCACGACTTTGTATCGACCTCAAAACTCCGTCAATATATTTGATTGTTGTTTCAAGGTATGCAATTTTGTGTTCTAGTTTTATTATTTCTTCATCAGACTCTATGTATATACTCAAATCAGTCTTGAGAACTTTTAGATCAAATGGTTTGGTCACATAAATTTTTGCATCTGCTTTACCACCATAATACTCCCACTTATCTCTAAACAAAACTTTGTAGTCGCCTTTTGCTTTATACAATAGGAGTTCAAAGTTTGTTTTGTGGTCTAGGTATTTTGCGTAAAGTTCTTGATTTTTGTAGGACTCTTTGTCGAGTGTTTCATCATCTACCTCCAAGTCTTTTTTGACTTGAAGTTTCAATTCATCTAACGTCATTCATTCTCCATCATGTTTCATTTATTTATAAGGACATCTGCACCTACTCCGTTTGCAAGAATACAAGCCCAACTTGGATTAACAAACTCAACTATACTCCAAGTATTAGTTTTTGTATTCATTCCAAAAACAACAACAGTTTGAAGTAACTCACTCTTCAGATTTGGTGACACATTATTCATGGTCATTTTTGGTTGTTCACCCCAAGTATCTAATATTTGTATTATGGTATCTGGGTGATTACAAAAAATAGGTTTTGACGCACTTGTTAATTCGTTGTCCATAAACTTATGATATTTAAGTCTATCTTTTTGTGTTTCAACGTACTCTTTACTTTTATTTTTCAGATGTTCTGGACTTGCTGGTTCACCCCAAAATAGACTACCTAAGACTGCAAGAACTATTATTGCACCATAAAAAATATAATTGTAATCGTTGGGGTCTTTGAATAATGTCATATCTAATCTCCATTATAATGTCACAATGTCATACAAAGTATATTTGAAATCACACGTTGCAGTAAGATATTCAACATCAGTTGCATTTTGATTGTATTCTAGTCCACTTAATGACGCTGGATAGACATCTCTAAATCTAACCTCTGCGAGTGGATTATTTTTATTTGAAAGTATTGTAAGGGTCGCATCTCCGAATAAAGCTCTTGATGAAGTCGCTGGTTTTACATCACCTATGTCATTACTAATACCTTGTTTCGCAATAGGTGTAACGGACTCTTCTCCTCTAAAATTACTAAACTCTTGTCTATTCTTTGGAAAACCTATACCTCTCAACCAATTCTGTAACTGTACATAGTTTTCTAAACTTTCATCTACTATAAAACTTATAATTAGATTGTCAAATGTTAATTTATCCCCCATAACAGGAATATCAGTAAATGGTGTAGGAAATATTGCATCTGCAAGAGTAATGCTTGGAAGATTACACGCAGTCGTAAAATATTCAACTTTTGGTAGTTGAACAATATTAAACTTAAACTGAGTAGGACTTGCATAGTCTAACTGAGTTGGTTGTCTATTTATTCCGAATTGTGTTGCCATACTACTATTTAGTCAAAAAAAAGAGGGGTCTTGCGACCCCTCCAAGTTTACACTAATAATAGTATACTGATTACATGAGGTTTGAAACTTTAACTCTTCTGTAATACTTGTTAGTATTTGCAGTTATGGAAATACCACCCTCAGCAGAAGCTGCAACTGTTCCTGTGTGGAATGGGTTGGCGGCGATACCATATCGAGTTTTAAAACCAATTTTTGGTTGGAAAGTGTGTTCCCCAACTGCACGAACCATTTGTAGTGGAACGTATGGGCAGTAGAACATACCAGCATCGTAAGGTGATGTTCCTTTGTATCCAACAACGTAGTATTGAGAAGCGGCTACGTTTGCAGAATATGGGTCAACATACACTTTGTATCGTCCGTTAAGAACTCCAGCAAAAGTAGTTGTTGTGTCGTCAACATTTAGGTTGTTCGCAAGAGCAGGTGTGTAGTCAAGTACACCAGCCATTTGTAGTGCAGAGGCAACATCAGCAGAACATATAACCATGTTACCTTTTCCTCTACGAGTTTGTTGACCGATTGCATTAGCATCTCTTTCAAGAGCAAACATTAGACCTTTGAACTTTTCAACTGACCATCTACCATTTGAGTCTGTATCTAAGTCAAAGATACC